CCTGCAGATGGATCTCAAACGTTTACTGGAGTTAATCTCATATCTATTTCTGGATCAGGATCTGGTGCAACTGCTGATATTAGTGTTACTGATGGAGTAGCTGTTGCAGCAACAATCACTGGTGCCGGTGGTAATGGGTATCAGTCTGGTGATGTTGTCACTATCGGTGCTATTGGTGCAGCAAGTGTCGGAAGAAATGCTAGATTTACAATTTCTGGTATTGGTCTCACATCTCAACTTCTACTCAACAATGTTCAGGGCGAGTTTATTACTGGAGCTGCTGGAACTATTCGTTTCTTTGATAACGATGGAACTGAAAGAGAACTGAATAGTGATCATGGTGGAGATGTAACAATTCCATCTACAGGAATAACAACTATTTCTGATGGTCTGCATATTAAAGTCAACCATGTCAATCATGGCATGAACTTTGAGGATAACCTTGTAAAAATCTCTGGTATTCGTCCAGATGTTAAACCAACCAAGTTGACTGCAGAATATTCTAGGTCTTCAACAGATCCTCTCCAAGTATCTGATGCAACTGCATTCTCTACCTTTGAGGGAGTCGGTGTTGGTGTAACTAATACTGGACTCTTATTAATCGGAGAAGAAATTATTGAGTATACCTCTACTACATCAACATCTATTGGTGGTAATCTTTCTAGAGGAGCAAATCCAAAGACATATCCAATAGACACTCCAGTCTACAAATATGAACTTGGTGGTGTAAATCTTGCTAGAATTAATAAAACTCATGACCTGAGTGATGTAACTGTAGCAAATCCAATAACACTAGACTCTTATCATATCAAACTTGATATGTCTGAAAAGTTTGGAACTATTGGAATCAATGATAATGCAGATAGATCTGTAGGAACTGCTTTCCCCAAATTATTCGTTAATGCATCCAGATCTACTGGTGGTAATGACGTAAAGGCTACTAAGAATATTCCTTTTGAGATCATCAAACCTTCCATTCATAATGTTACCGTAGAGGGAACTTCACTTTCTGCTCAAATAAGAACTGTCACAACGCAGAGTATTAGTGGAAATGAAATTCCTTACGTAAATGCTGGTTTTGAAGATGTCATTCTGAACACTAACAACTATCTTGATAGCACTAGAGCAATCTTCTCTAAGGTTAACGAAGATCGTAAGTTAGATTCTATTGAGGGTAATAAGTCTTTACAAATGAGACTTTTCTTAGGAACAACTAATAGCAAGTTAAGTCCTCAGATTGAACTTCAAAGATGTAGTCTTTATGCCGTATCAAACAGAGTCAACTCTGAAGTTACTGACTATGCAAACGATCCTAGAGTGAATACCGTACAGGATGATCCTAGTGCATGTCAGTATCTCTCTAAAGAGATAACCCTTACAAATCCTGCAACTTCTCTGAAGATTATTACTGATGCACACATCCCAACAGAGTGTGATATTAGAGCATTCTATGCAATCTCTTCTGAACCTGGACTTGCTCCAATCTTTACACCATTCCCAGGATATCTAAATCTGAACACAAGGGGTCAAGTAATTGACGAGGCAAATAATGATGGTAGAAGTGATACTCTTGTAGCAACTTCTTCTAAGAGAGGATTCAGTGTTGCCGAAACTGATTTCATTGAACGTGAATTCAGCGTTGACAATCTGCCTTCTTTCAGATCTTATAGAATTAAGATTGTTATGACATCCACTAACCAGGTACTAGTACCTCAAATGAGAAACCTTAGAGTGATTGCTCTTGCATAATATGGAAATCTACACCGAAAAAGGTCATAAGGATCTCGCAAGAGATCCTGAGACTAACAATATTATTAACGTTAATAAAGTATCTTACGATCAATACATTGCTAGCCGCAATGCTAAGAATGAAAAGAATCAAAAGGTACAGACAATGGAAGAAGATCTTGCTAATGTCAAGAGTGAACTTAATGAAATTAAGTCGTTACTAAAGGAGTTAATCAATGGACCCAAATGATATTGAGATAAAGGGTTTGGAAAAATCTTTTGCATATCAAAAGATTGCAGCTGAGATAGATAGTTGTGATGATCGTGAAATGCTAAAGAATATTGCAAAGTCTTTTGCAAAATTATATTATAAACAGCAAGAAACAATAGCAATCATAGGATAATTAGATGGCATCTAATACAATTACCTTCGATCCAGACTCTGGAGTTCCTTATGGTGCAAATCTGACCATTTATGGTGGAACAGATTTTACTCAAACGTTTAACGTCAAGGATACTTCAAACTCTGCTTTTAATCTTACAAGTTACTCTGGATCAGCGAAGTTATCTAAATCGATTGGTATTGGAGCATCAACTGGTAGTGGCAACTACACTACCTTTTCGGTTGGTATAACGAGTGCATTGGGTGGTAAACTAAAGATTTCCCTAACAGATACTCAAACCAAATCTTTGGATCAAGGTAGATACATGTATGACGTTTTGGTCACTATTGGATCATCAACGTATCCTTTAGTGAATGGAAACGTTTATGTATATAATACAGTTACACAAAGATCCTAAATACACATAGGAAACTGGTGAATAAATGGCGCAACCAGCAAGTAGATCAGAATTAATTG